CTCGGGTAGAAGCGCGTTCCAGGCCTTGGCGTCCTCTTTGATGCGCCCGGTGGCGCGCAGCATGCGGAAGAGCAGCACGTCTGTGCCGGCGGCCCCCGTCGTCATTTGGTTGATGTCGCGCGCGGCTTGCTTGAAGTCGACGCCGAGCACCGAGGCCGCCGCCACCGTGTCGTTGGTCACCTGGCGGATGCCGCTCAGCTTCTCGCCCGCGCCCGCGAGCGGGCCCACGATGCTCGAGTAAATGCCGAACATCTCTTGCGACGTCGCCACACTCTTGAGGGCGTCGTCTTGCAGCTGGCGGAAGATGGCGCCGCCCAGGATGCCGGCTTTGTTCATGCGCTCGGCGCCGTCAGAGATCCCCTGATACATGGGCTGCGTCGCCGCGAGCACGGCGGCGAGACTGGTCTTCTGCGTGTCGAGCGCGGTGGCGTATTCGAACGACGCGCCGACCAGCCCACGGATCCCACTCGTCAGCGTGCGCACGCCCAGGTAGGCGCCAGCAAAGCCGAGCGTACCCTTCAGGAGAGCGCTGATTCCGCTTCCTGCGACGTGCGCCTGCTTCTGGACGCCGAGCAGGCCCCGTACAAGGCCCCCCACGCCCTGGGAGGCGGTGAGGGCCTTGACGTCGATCTTGGCCTCTACGTCGTATGTTTCGTCGGCCACAGAGAGGTCACCTCACGTCGGGGTCTTGTTCTCTTCGGCCACGATATCACTGAGCGCTCGGTGAAACCGCCGCATGAAGCGCATATCCCAGTCCATCGACTCTTCCGGCGAGGTGTTGCCGTAGCGCGCTACATACGCCACGCGAGCAAAGAGCGCGTCCTCCCAGCGGCTACAGATCCACTTGTCCTTGGCCATCTGGCAGAAGAAGCCGAAGTAAATCCCGAGCCGGTCCGCCTGCGTCAGATTAGGACGGCGGACTCTTCGAATTTTTTTGTCGCTTCCTCGCCGGGATTGTTCATCTCTTTCCACTTGAGCATGACCAGGTTTCGCCCGGTGAACCCGAGCGCGTCCCAGAGCGCATCACGCGACAGATCCATGTCGCTGAGCGGCTCGCCGTTCAGGCTCACCAGGCAGGCCTTTACGAGCTCGAACCCGAGCCGGATGCCATCACCCTCGGCACGCGAGATCGCCGCGTACTCGTCGGAACTCGAAGGTGACGTGAGGATCAGCGTGAAAGGCTCGTCGAAAATGCCATTCTCGCAAATCTCGGGGGCGATCGTGAGCTTGAAGCGGCGCCGGCGGATCTTGCCGCCCTGGCCTCCCTGATCCGTGGTCGTGCGCGCGAGCAGGCGCGCGATGGCGCCCCCAGTCGGTTTGGCAGGCGCTTCCTTGAGCATGTCCTGAATGGGCTCGATGGGTTCCATGTGATTTGTCCTTCGTGTGGGCGAGACGTGAAAACGCCTCGGCCCGGTGGTTATACCGGAGCCGAGGCGTTTTCGTGTCGCGCGCGGAAGACCCTTAGGGGGTCAGAGCTTTCGGAAGGTCGAGCCGTTGGCGGTGAACTTCATATCGCCGTACTGGTCTCGCTTGCCGAAGTTGGCGCCCATCTCGCCAAACTTCAGGCCCGGGAAGGCCATGCGGCGGCGCTCACCGTTGGGAAACTGAAGCGCGGACACAGCGTTGATGGACGCCGAAGCCGCGGTGCGGCGCTGCGCGCGGTCGACTACCGCTGTCACGAAATCGAACGTCTTGGCGCTCGACATGTCGATCGTGAACTCGAGCTTCACGCCGCGGAAAATCTCATCGAACTGGTCAGCGACCTGGCCGAGGTAGCCTTCCTGGATGATGTCCAGCATGAAAGTGAACGTGTGATCCTTGATGTGGTCGAAGTACGTCACGAGCCCGCTCGGAAGCGTGAGGCTCAGCCGCACTTCTTGACCTTTGATCGGCAAATCCATGGTGCTGGCTCCTTAGGCGGCTTCTGACTCGGTGACAGTGATCACGCCCTCACCGATCTCGGTGCGAACTTCGATAGCGTCCATGCTCGACAAGGTGCGCACCTTGAAGACCATCACGAAGATCCCGAGCGCTTCGAGCGCGTCAGAGTTGGCGTCGAGGCTTCCCGTGTAGCTCGCGATCCGCTGGCGCTCGGGGTCGTCGGTGCTCAGGAGCCCGGACAAAAAGCCGTCGGAGCTCACGTAGCAGGCGTCGCGCCGAGAATCGGTCATGAGCTTTTTCACGAACGGCACGAGCCCGCGCGCCAAGCTGTCTTGGATGAAGTCGGCCATCTTGCGGCGCGCCTGCGTCTTGCGGCCGTTGATCGAGCTGGTCGTGACGCCGCTCTGGAAGACCATGCCCGCCGTGCGGTCGAGCCGCGGCGCGCAGATCCCCGAGGCCTTCAGGTCGGCGTAGTCGGTCGCCGTAAGCACGGTGCCGCCGGCCAAGGTTTCGATGGCGAAAAAGTTCGTCAGCAGCTGGGTTGCCTGACCCGCGTTCTCTTCGGGCGGCAAGAGCGCCGAGACCTTCGCCAGGCCCGCATGGGCGCGCAGCGTCACGATCCCGGAGTCGTTGAAGCCGAGGCCGCCAGAGACGCCGCGTGCCTGGATCTCGGGGATCACCACCTGCCAGCCGGGCCAGGTGTACCAGACACGATCAGAGCGCAGCAGCGCGGCGTCGACCTTGGCCTGCGCCTTGGTCAGCCCGAGCGCGCCAGAGCGCAAGAACTTGCGCCCCGCCGAGCCCGTATTGCTCGCGTCCTCTGCGTTGTCGGAGGCGTAGGTGTCGATCGCGATCGAGCGGCGTGCGCTGTACAGGTAGTTGATGTCGATCGCTTCGTTCGTGGTGTCCTTGGTCTTGTCGAGCGCCGCCGTGTAGCGCGCGTCGAGCTGACCTTCGGTGAGTGCAGCCGTGAGCGCCGCCGGGTTCGTGGCGCTCATCGTCGCAAAGCTCGGCTGATCGATCAGCACGTTGACGGCGTTCGCGCTCTGACCGACCGCGGTCCCGTCGTCGTACGCAGGGCGCACCTTGATCGAAAAGGGGCCGATGTTCGGCGCCGCGTTCGTGCCGGCCGCCACCGTGGTGGTGACCATCGTCACGAACTCGACCGCGCCAGACGTGCGGATGCGCGTGCCGGCCTTGATCGTGCCGCCGGCGTTCTCGCCCGCCTTGACGGTGGTCGCCGTGATCGTGATCCCGAGCGCCGTGGCCATCGCGCTCGCTGCGATCAGGATGGTGCCGGCGCCCGCGGTGCTGTCGTAGATGGACAGAAGCCCAGACGCGTCCACCAGCGCCTTGCCGTTGATCGAGGCGAGGCCCGCGGTGCCGTTGATGATCGTGGCCACCTCGGCCGCGGTCACCACCTGAAGATTGGCGACGTTGCCAGTGCCCGCCGTCGTGCCACCCGTCAGCTGCAAAACCGCCAGGACACCCGCGGTGCCATCGGCAAGCGTCAGGCTTCCGCCCGTGCCCTTCTGCAGACCCTTGATGGTGATCACGTTGGCAGCCTGCGTGGCGACGACGGCGCCGACCGCCGCATTGATGCGCGACACGACTGCGGCCGCCGTCTGATCGGAAGCTGCGAAGGTGACGACGATCATGGGCAGCGCGTCGATCGTGACGTTGAGCTTCTCGCCCCCGAGGAAGCCGGTACTGACGACCGCGCCGCCGCCGCCCGTGCTGGTGGTCAGCGTGATTTGCTGGCCGACGATCAGGTTGTAGGGGCCCTTGGTTCCCTTGATGACCGCGAGCGGCGAGAAAGCGACCTCGCCGACGCTCGAGTCCACGCGTACGACCAGGAAGCGCGGCGCGCGAATGAACTTCGTGTAGAGGAAGCCGTTCCCGTTCCACACCTCGCCGTTGCGCTGGCGCGCGCACGGGTTGTTGCCGGTGATCCCGGCGTAGGTGTAACCGAGGGTTCCGAACTGGCGCGTGATGTCGCCGCCCTCGACCTCGGTGAGCACGCCGATCGGTCCGTCATCGAGCTCGCCCACCATGCAGACGACCCCGGTACCGATGCCCGTAATACTGGCGCTCGGATCGAGATCTTCGACATACACGCCCTCAAGGGCGGTCATCTCTTCGATGGTGAAAACACGACGCGCGCGGAAAATGTAACCAGCCATGCTCAACCCCCAACGGGTTCCACGGCTTCGCGCGATTCGGACAGTAGCACGGGGCGCGCCGCCCCTGTCTAGGCCTAGCCCTGCGAGCTCGTGAGGGTGTGGACTGCGCGCGGCCAGAAGTGCCGCCCCGCCCTCATCTCGAGCATGGGCGCGTCCCACGTCACGAGCGCGCGCAGCTCCCATTCATTCGTATAGGCCTTGGCCGGGATGTTGACGCGCTGCGCTGGCTGCTTGAGCGTGAAGCGCCCTGTCGCGCAGGCATAGATCTCGGGCAGGCGCAGCAGCACCCCGCGCACCTCACGCGGATTGAAGATCCACGAGAGCGCCGTCGCCATGGCGTCGCGCAGGGGCTTCGAGTCGGCCCAGAAGCTGACCTGAAACACACCCTGGGCGTCCCCGAGATTCCAAATTACCGTGCCGCGCGCTTCGTCCCACGTATCTTCGAGCGCGTGCGGCAGAGCCTCGCTGAGGGCCGCGTCCGAACGCGGGAAGATGGACGCCGACGGGTAGAGCAGCTTCTGTTGGGCGGTGGGGTAGTCGTCGAGCACGTCCAGCAGGGTGACTTCCCGATTTCGCGGCCGATCCTGTGCCGGGTCAGCCGGCTCGCCGCCCCAGACCGAGAACGTCTGACAGCGCAGATAGGCTTCGAGCGCCATCGCGCACGCTTTCTCGGCGTCGATCTGCACGCTGAGGCTATCGATGTGCGGCGCGGCCGCGTCCCCTTCCTTGCCGATCACGACGTCACCAGTAGCCATGCGAGCTAGCGTGACCCGCGCGCGCGCTCGGCCGCCATCTTTTTGAGCGACTTACGGATCTCACTATCGAGCACGCGGTTTTTCTTCCAGCGGCGCAGCGCGCGCGAAAAGTAGCGCTTGGGCGCGATCCCATGCTGCTGGATGCTGCGCCGCACCGCCCACGCCATCGCTACGGGGTCGGTGGCGCCCTTGCGCGTGGCCCAGGCGATCAAGGGCTCGATCGGGGGCGTAAACGGCCGCGTGCCGCCTTCCATCATGGCCGCGTAGGGCGCGCCCATCGTCACGAAGGCGCCCGTCTTCAGATAGATCACGCCGACGCTGTTGCGCATGATTCCGCGGTCAACGACGGGGTAAGGCTCGTTTTCCGAGATCTCTTCGACCACGTAACCCTTGAGGCGCTCGGCGGCGCGCCGGCTCGCAATGACCGCGGCGTGCTGAAGGTCGGCCGGCAGGCGCTGCACGAGCCCCACGAACTGCGAGATCGTGACCTTGCGCCGCTGCCCCATAGCTAGACGGTATGCGTGCCTTCGACGCCTCGTGCCTCGCGCGCGCGCGTACGGTCGTGCAGCCGGCGCAGCGCGGCCTCGGTGCACTCAAGCGCCTCGGCATTCTCCTGGCACGCGTAGGGGCTGCTCTGGAAGCCGCGCAGGCGGTCCGCCACGATGGCGAGCAGCACTTCATTCGTGATGCCGTTGACGCCCACTTCCTTGATTGGCCCGTTCTGGAAGCAGATCAGCGTGCAGACCAGCGACGGGGTGCCTTCGGGGGCATCGGGGGGCGCGATCGAACCCGGTGGGCCTTGATACAGGATCGTGTAGACGTGGCTCGCGTTCCCGTTCTTGGGGTTGCGCTCGTCAGCCTCGATCGTGATCTCATGGTTCGCTGCGTTGATTTGGTGCTCGGTGATCTCTGGCATGGCGTGTCCTTCGCTTCGCTGGGGATTCAGCGTTGGCCAGGGTACATCACCGCACCCGATCGATCCCGCCCCTGCGCGAGCTCGGTCAGCGTCACCTTCCAGTCGAACTGTTCGGGGCGCCGCACGGGCATGTCCTCGACCACGAACGGGCGCCGATCAGTCTTGCCGTCGCGCGCGTCGACAAACACTTCGATGAAGCCCTCTTCATTGGGAGGCAGCGGACGCCGGTGGAAGAGGTCGAGGATCTCATCCTCCGTCAGCTGAGGGTTGAGCTCGGTCAGCACCACCACGCCGCGCTCGACGTAGCCGCCGTCGCGCAGCTGGCGCTGCACCTTGGGCTCGACCTTCGGCCGTGGCAGAAACTCGCGCTCCCAGACGCGCGTCACGTCGCCGCGCCCCGCCTGGTTGCCGTTCCAGCGCAGGCGCACCGAGAGCACGCGATAGGGACGCATTCCCAACGTCGTGTTGAGCTCGCGCGCGCTGTTCACCGTGCACGCACGCTGCGCGGCCCGCCCGCACGGGCCCGGGTCGACTACGACCGGCACAGCGGGAAGCAAGAGCCGCGGATTTCCGCTGTTATCCACAGCATGCCCCCTAGGTGTTGGTAACGCGCATGCCGCCGTTGAAGGTCTGGCTATTCGGGTTCGGGAACACGCCCAGATCATCGGCGAGGATGCTGATCAAACGCCGACGCTCGGCCAGCAGCTTCGTGCGCCCGAGGCGCGCGTCGAAGGTAATGCCGCCCGTGCTGGTGACGCCGCCCCGCTTGTTGTCGGAGCGGATCAGGCACTCGACCTCATCCAAGTCGCACAGGTCTCGGCGCACCTGGTTACGCCCATCGGGGCTCAGACGCTTGAAGGCATCCTCGGTCACGTAGAGCGGCTGAATGGCCGCCGGGTAGCCGAAGGCAATCGCGGGCGCGAGCGCAAACCAGCGCGGGTAGCCTAGGAAGTGCAAGATCTTGGTCTTTTCCTCTTCGGAAAAGCCTCCGACGCTCAGCGCTTTCGCGAGTGCGGTCTCTTCTTGCTCGAGCGATGCATCCGCCACGTCAGGCAGCCTATCACGGCAGGATGAGCTCGGGAGCCTCGCAAGGTTCCAACTGCACCCCCTGCTTCTGCAAGTGCTCGGGGTCGTAGCTGCGATTCGTGAGGATCTGCCCCGCCTTGAGCGTGGTCAAAAATCCGTCGCTCATGAAGCGCACCTCGCGCACCACGCGGTAATGACGCAGGTCGGGTTCATCGCGCTTGATGGGCTCGAGCGGGCGATTCTGCTCGTTCACCACCGACACAGGGGCGGACACCGGGAGCACTTCGGGCTGTTTGATGTCGAAGTCTTCGGGGTTCACGGGCTCGGCCGGGGGTTGCTCGGCGCGTGCGTTCGGGTCCACGGCGGGCTCGTCGGCGCGCGCGCGCAGCTTGGCCAGCACATCGAGGGCCTCGGCCTCGCTCTGTGGGTTCGCTTCCTTGAGCGCAAGCGCCTCTTCCGTGGTCAACACGGGGGCGGCATCGGGCGCGAACTGGCCGCCCGATGGATCCGTCTGGGATCCCTCGGCTCCGAAAGGGATCCGATCGGGATCCGTTTCGAGGGCGGTCACGAGCGGATCGGGAGCGCTCGCCGCGGGCTCTGCCGGCGCTTGCTCAGGTTCGGGCTCGGGCGCCTCGGCTTCCTCGGCGTCTGAGCCCTCTTCGGACTCGCCCTCGGCTTCCTCGGCGTGCGGTTCGGTGGGGTCGCCAACGGCGACCGTGCTCGACTGCTTTGGCTTCTTTTTGCTCATGCCGCGCACCATACCGCTGGGCCGCATGAAAAAAAACCGGCCAGGGTCCCCCCCGGTCTTCCGCGCGAAGCCATTACGGGTAAGACCCTGGCCGTGCCAGCGGTGACGGGCGCGTCACGAGAGCGAAGGACATCCCCCCCGCTTCGCGCACGCCACCGCGTGCGCCTTGGGTTAGCCCGCGTGCTCGATAACCAGCGCGCGCTTGAACATCGCGCCGTTGCCGGAAAGCAAGTCCGTGGGCACCGCGAATCCGCCCGACCACGACCACGCGTGATCGACGATCTGCTGCAGCACATCGAGCGGCGCGCGGATGGTGTACCGAATGCGATCGGTCAGCACCGTCACGCCGTTGTTCGTCACCTGGAAGTTGCCCACCTTGCCCATGATCCCTGCCTCGGTGATGTAGTCGGACTCGGGGATGTAGTGCTCGTAGATCGAGCCACCACCCGTGATGATCGTGCGGCCGATCGGCGTGCCGCCGTCGTTGATGACTTCCGCGCCGATGTACGGGGCCGCGCGCGCGCTGCCCGAGGGCTCAGCGAACAGGGTCCCGACGTTGAACTGATTCGGGCACTCCGTGTTGCTGTAGAAGTAGCAAGCGAAGTTGGCGCCGATGGCCATCGACCGGTAGGGCATCGCGTCCGGGATCGATTGGTAGATGCGCTGCCATGCGTTGTCCTGCATGAGCTGCGCCTCACCCGCTTGCGGGATATGCACGTGATACATGCCGTCCGCGTGCGGGGGCACGTTCTGCGAGCGCAGCAGCGCCACCGCCTGGGTGATGTCGTTGAGCGTGAGCAGCGAAGTGCCCGAGAGCGCGTCCACCGTCGCCACGTTGCCGGCGCGCAGGATGCGCGCGCGCTGAAGTGCGCGCACGCGCGAGCGCGCCGCCAAGTTGGCGCCCAGGTTCGCAGACAGGGTCAGCGTGCCGGGGCCGTTCGGGAAGTCGGTGTTGTCGGGAGTCGCCGCCACCACGTTGGCCGCGATATTGGTGTTTCCGAGCTCGACCGCGATGGGGGCCGCGGGCGAGACGGGCACCAGCTGGCCGAGCAGCACGCGCTGCCGGAAGCCGTTGATGCTCGCGACCCGGATCGCTGCCGTGCCGCTGCTGGCCAGCACCATCGACATGGTGTCGCCAGACAGATAGGCGGTGAAGAGCTCGTTCCGCGTGACGCGGTTCATGGTGTCGCCCGCGAGCTCGCCCAGCTTCTGGGTGTCCTGCGAGAACTTGCTGGCGATCTGCACGCGGCTCTGCGGCATGTAGGTCTGCATGCCGTCGCCGCGCTGCACGGCCTCGACGCGCCATTGCTCCGTGCCGTAGGTGCGTACCGTCGGGTCCTGGCCGGGCGTGAGCGGCGTCATGTTGGGTTCCATGCGGCCCGTACGCGTGAAGATCTGCGCTTCGCCGATGTTGGCCGCCCAGCGGAAGGACTCGACGTCGGCGCGGAAGAGCAGCCGCGGGTAGAGCGCTTCGTAAAACGTACGCACCAGGGCGTTCTGCTGGATGATATTCGCGAGCTCGGGTCGAAACCCTACGAGTGAAACAGTCATGGGAAAAGGCCTCCGAAAAATCGGTGGGGTTCTTCCCGCCTGTTCGCCCGTTGACCGCTCGGCGTCGCGTGGTGGCGGTGCCGCGAAGTGGTGCGGCTATGTTTGTGTCGCAAGTATGATCAAAAAAAACGGGCCGCGTGAAGGTTTTTCACGCGGCCCGTCTCACCCGTTACCCCAAAGAGCCCACCCAGGGCGCCTCAGCACGCTTGCAGCCTATCAGCGAATGCCCTGCTGCGCCTGGTAGTCCGACCATTCCTGAGCGGTCATCTCGAGACAGTTCTTGCTCGCGGGTGGCGTAGGAGCTGGCGCAGGCGCGGGCGCGCCCGGATTGGTGGGCGGCACTGGCACCGGCACGGTCGGCACGGGCGCGGCGCCCAGCGTGGCGCGGTTCTCGGGCGTGGCTAGCAGCCCGTCCAGCAGCTTCCCAAAGTCGGCGTCCTTGGCCTCGCCGCGCAGGAGAAAGTCGGCGTAATCGACCTGCTTGATCCCGCGCGCAGCGGCCGCAGACAGCAGCGCGCTACGGCGCTCGTGCGCATCCGAGCGTGCAGTCGCCGTGCGGTTCGCAGCCTCTGCCCGCTCAGCGCGCTCTCGCTCGCGCTGCGTCTCGGTCAGGCTGGCCTGACGCGCGGTCTCGGCTTGCCGTTCCATCTCGGTCAGAGCCGCAATGCGGGCCGTCGCTTCCTCGGCCGTCTCGACGCCCAGGTGCCGCTTCAGGATCGTGCGCTCATGTTGGGCGAGCCGCATGGGCAGCCAGTTCGGATCAGTCTGGTCGGTCGGCGCGGGTGCGGGCGGCGCGGGTGCGGGCGGCGCAGGTGCCGGCGCAGGTGCCGGCGCGGGTGCGGGCGCAGGTGCCGGCGCAGGCGGTGTAGGAGCAGGCGCGGGTAGTGTCATGGTGGTTTGTCCTTCGCTGTGATGGGTTCTGGTCGTTGTGCTGCGTAGGTGCGCGGGTGAAAAAACGGGCCCCTCGTTTGCGCCCCTAGGAACGCACCCGAGGGGCCCTCGCTTTTTAGGTCAGCTTTTCGGCGCTCAGGTGAGGTTGGTATCAGCGTTCAGCGCCGTGCCATTGGTCAAGCCAGTCCCGGTGCCGACGCCGGGAAGGGCGATATAGCGGACCGTCGCGCGCGTCACCGCGTCGGCGACCGCAAAGGCGATCTTGGTCTCGTCATTCGTGGCGGTGCCGGCGATTGCCGCCTGACCCGTAGCCGGCGCGCTCGAGCTGCGCTTGATGGGCGTGAGCGCGCCCGTCAGGGTGCCCGTCACGGAAATGGCGCTGATAAGCACCTGGGCGCGGCGCGAGCCGAGCAACGTGCCGAAGTTCGTGGTCACGTCGATCGTCTCTTCGAAGATCAGCAGGTCGCCCTGGTAAGGCACGTAGATCACGGTGCAGGCCGTGATCGCGTCGGCCGCGGCGAACGTGATATCTCCGGCGCCGTTGATGCTGACCTGCCCGGTGGTGGGCGTCGCGTTCGAGCCGACGGCAAGGGGCGTGAGCCAGCCATTGAAAGTGCCCGTCGCATAGATCGCGACGATGCTTGCTGCCTTGGCGTTCTCCGGCAACACCATCTTGTCGCTGGCGACCACGCCGAAGCGCGTGCGCGTGATCGTAGCGAGCTGCTGCCCGATCAGCCCCTCTTTGAGCAGGGCCGGGATCGAGTTGGGGTTGCCGTTGGCGAGAGCCTGACGAACGGTGGTCATGGAAAAGCCTTTCTCGTGCGCGAGCACGATGGGGCCCGCGTGGCGCGAGTCTACGTGTCTTACACGCCCGCTGCCAAGACACTGAGCGCGCTCGAGCCGCTCACCTCAAGGCGCGTCACCGCGTTCGGGTTGCGCCCGAACTGTTGGATCAAGAGCCCAGAGACCGGAACATCAGCCCCCGTTCCCACCTGCGCCGCTACCGTGTCGAGCCCGAGATCGTCCGCCGCCGTGCCCGTAAACACGCTCAGCGAGCCTTGGCTGCCCGTCTTCTTGCCCGAGATCAGCACCTGGCCAAGCGTCGTCACGCTCGCCGGCAGGTAGGCGCAGCCTGCGAGCATGGCCGCGGCGTTGATGCGCGCCGCCACCTTGAGCGCCGAATCGTCGCCCGTCACAAAGGCAACGCTGACCGCGATACCGTCGACCGTGAAGAGCAGCGTCAGGGCATTGAGGCCCGAGATCGGAAAGACGGCGCTCGACGTCGCGCGCGCCGGCACGCCGTTGACGCGCAGCGTGATCGGGGCCTGCGAGCGCAGCGCGAGAAACTCGATCTGCGTGAACGAGCCCGGCGCCAGCAGGTCAGCGAACTCGCCCGGCAGGGTTTGGATCGTGATGTCCGCCTGCCTGACCTGGGAATAGGTCTCGGTGCCGCATTGCCCAAAGGTCAGGTCCCACGGGCACCCGCTCGGCGCCGCGCCTGCGCAGCCATCGGCGCAGCCGGACCCGACGAGCAGGTAGCCCTTTACCGAAAGCTGTTGGCTCATTTGGCGGGCGTCTTCCCCGAGCCATAGGTGGGATCCATGTACGCGGGCGTGAGCTTCTTGCCCTCTTCGTACACGACCTGACCGAGGCGCGTGTTGCTGCCCCCCGAGACGCTCGGCCCGATGCCGTCGGCGAGACTCTCACCGCCCTCGCCGGGCGCGCTCTTGCCGATGACTGGGGGCGGCGTGACGGCCACGGGGACTGCGGAACCGCGAGAGCTGCCGGATGCGGGATTGGCCATTGGGTGACTCCTTTCGGGGGAGTCTAGGCCATTCCCGGGGCAGCCGTCACGCTACGTCGAGAGCGCGCTTCGTAGCCGTGTACGAACAAGTACGCCCACCAGCATGGGCGCGGGTGGGCGGTACAGGGCGGCGCATTCACCGATTACGAAGCTCGTGTCGGTCTGCGCTCGGATCTCGACGGTATTGGCCCCGTAGCCTTCCCAGAGCTCGCCGCGTAGGTGGTCGCGGTCCGGGTCGCCATCGGCACAGTTGGCGATCGCGTGGATCCACTCGTGCACGCTGCTGTCGACCAGCTGAATATCCGGGCGGCCATCGAGCAAGTAGATCGTACGTTCCTCGACCTCGGTGCAGCCGGTGGTGAGCTCGTCGGGGCCTCGATCGAGCGCACACGGAATGTCGGCTTCGGCCGATAGCTGGATCGTGTACTCGCGGTCGAGCGTGTCGCAGCCGTCGGGCACCCGCCCCACCTGGTCGGTCCATGCGTTGAGCGTTGCCACGTAGCTGCGATAGCAGGCGCCGAACACGTGTTGTTCCGTGTCGGGCTTGGGCGTCGAATCGCAGGCGTAGAGCAGGAGCAAGGCGATCAGCGGGATGAGGTATCTCATGCGCGTAGGAGATCACAGCTCCCTGCGCGCTTCAATGGAAGATGTCGCGAAAGAAGCGCGATACCAGCCCGTGAAGAACTGACAGGAACTCTGACCAGCTGAGCCTGCACCCCGCGCGCCGCCCGTGGACGTGGCTGAAGTCGATCGTTCCTTCGCCATCGCCCTTCGGGAAAGCCCATATGATCACCACGCGCTCACCCTCGCGCAGCGCCTTTTCGAAGTCGGCGCGCAAGCTGGCTTCGTCGCCGTCGCCGTCCTCATCCTTTTGCCAGGGGCGATCTTCCGGCTTTAGCTCGCGGAGATTCGTCACAGCAGCATCCCTTGCGCGAGCTGGCCGCGCGCGAGCTCGCAATACGCCGGGTTGATGTCCCAGCCTTCCGCGTCTCGGTGGTGGTTCTTGGCGGCTACGAGCGTGGTGCCCGAGCCGCAGAATGGATCCAGCACAAGCTCGCCCGGCAGCGAAAACCAGCGCACGAGCCAGCGCACGTGGCCGATCGAGCGCGGGCATGGGTGCCCGATCCGGCCTCGACCCATGCGGCCACCGTCGATCGTCTTGCCGGGCACAACGCGTGTTCCCTCGGGATAGCGCTCGCGCCCGTAGACATAGGCGAGATCGCTGCCCACAAGCACCGTGCCGCGCTTCGACGGTACGTAGTACTCGAGCCAGCACGTGCGCCAGAAAGGCCAGTAGCTGGGCACTGCGCTGAGAAAGCGCGGATCAGTGCCGCACCCGACGTGCAGCACGACGTGCGAGACCTTTCCCACCAGGTGACCAAGCGTGTCGTGTAGGAGCTTGCCGGCGTCCACGCCTGGAAAGAACTTGGCGCCGCGGTTCGGCCACACGGGATCGGTGATCACCACCGTCGGCTGCGTGGGCTGGAAGGCGCGCGCGAGCTCGATCGCGTCGCCGCACACGACGGTTTGCCCGCTCATGCGCGCTCGTCTTGAACGTACTTGAGCGCGCGATCGATCTGCTCGTCACTACAGAGCTTCCCCACGCGCATTGCCGCGAGCCCGCTCCATAGGAGCGCGGCGATCAGGCCGTTCTCGCCGGGGTCGTACAGCGCAGACAAGGCATAGGTGAGAGCTTCGCGCGCCTGCTCTCGCGCGCGATCTCTCAGAACCCGTGACATCAAGGCCATTCGCCGGGCTCGTAGCTGTCGCAGCGTCCTAGGTCGACCTTGTGACGCGAGCAGCCGCACGGGTAAAGCTGCGGCCGCTTGGGCGCTTCACCACCCGACAGCTGCGCAAGACGCTCGAGCGTCATCACGTGCAGCGCCGCCGACTTCACGACGTCTTTGCTCGCCATGACCGAGCCCGGCACGCGCTGTGCGGCGCGCTCCATGTCGTCGCGCGCGCCTTCTCTCAAGACGCGGCCCTTGGTCGTGTCGTCGTCGAGGGTGAGCACGAGCACGAGGAAATGGACGCTCACCTGAACATCCCCTTTGCGCGCACACACCACGCGACATCGTCCACGTTCACCATCTTCGCCGTATCTGCGATCAAGGTGGAGTCGAAGCCGCCCTTCTCCCTGAGCACAAGCACTGCCTCGCCAGCCATGTAGAGACCGTGAGGCCCAAAGTCGGCTTCGAAAAAGCTCTGCCGCCGCGCCTCGTGCTTCATCTGCCCGAAGAACGAGAGCCCGTTGCCGTCCAGAAGACACACGAAGTAGATGCCTGTGACGGTGCGCGGCGAGATCCACGCGCGCAGGGCAAGGAATCGTGCGCCGGGGAGCGTCGGTTTCGTGTGTCCAACGCTCCACACCGGCGGCGCACTCCACAACGAAGACTCAAACAGCTGCCTTTCGATGTTCGCTACGTCCATCAGAGCCAGCGCCCGGCGACCGCGAACGTAGTGAAGCCGCACGTGTAGCCTAGCAAAGAGTCCTGCTCGGGCGCCTTGGCGTTGGCCTGGTAGTCCACCGCGAAGCCGCTTTGGCTGTCGAGCGCGACCGAGAACTGCGAGCCGTCCGCGGCCACGTCCCAAAACCAGAAGCGCCCGTTGCGGTACTCGCGGCTCTTCTGATCGGGGAAGCCAGGGCGAACCAGCGTCACGCCGTCGCCGCTACGCGCGAACGACCAGCGCTGCACCGCGAGCCCGTTCGCCGCGTACGGGTTCGAGCACCAGATCGTGCTGGGTAGTGGGGTCTGCACGGCCTTGAGCACCGTCGTTGCGATCGTGACTTCGACCGTCTTGCCCTCGTACCAGAGCTTCGCGGGGTCTTGCGCAGGCGCGCCGGCATCGGCCTTGGGCTCGGCCGGAACAACCGAGCCGGCGTCCGGCGTGGCGCTCACAGGCGTGCCGGCGTCAGCCGTGAGAAGGGTGGCGGTGGCGGGGAGGGCGTCAGCTTCGGGCGTGGTGGGCATGTGGGGCATGCTACCCGCGTCGGGTTGCTCAAGCACCGCCGGCTCATCGTCGTAGGGCTTGGCAAACGCGGTTTTCGGCGCGCCGGTCTCTTCGGTGGTGTCTACCTGGTCGTAGTCGTGTGCGCCCGCGCAGCCCGTCAGCGCGAGAATGAACCGGATCCAGCCGATGATGTTTCGAAGCTTCTTCACGTCTTTTCCCATCTCTGCCGCGCTTGGCGGCCCCGTAAAGAGATCGTCGCGCGGTTCGTTTCCGACCGCAAGCGGAATCAGGCGGCGCGCTGGGCCGCGTAGGCCGCAATCATCGCTTCGTGCGATTCGTAGCGGGTCGGCCCCCACACTGTCGCCGGTATCCAGCGCACGCCGCGGCCGCGGTGGCTGTTGTGTTTGATCCAGACCTCACCAGCCACCGCCGTGTGGCCGCACACCGCCCAGCGCTTGATCTCGAGCGCGGGAACCTCGGTCGTGACCGCAAGCACCCTGCAAAACTCAGGGTTGAAGGTGTTTCCAGAAACGTAGACCTGACCGACTTTTGCGTTTTCCATCTGTCTTCCCCATCTCTGCCGCGCTTGGCGGCCCCGTAAGAACAATCTTCAGCTATCCCAATACCGTTTGCAAACGGAATCGTACGCGCGCGAGCAAACCTACTTTGCCTTGCGCTTCCGCGTCTTGCGCCGCTTGGCTTCTTCCTCGGCCTGCGCTGCGCGCGCGCGGATCCCCGCCGTGGTCGCGCTTTTTGCAAGCTGCATTTCTTTCAGCTGCGTGCGCGCCGCGGTCTCGCGCTCGAGCGCGCGCGTCGCTTCCTCCCGATCAGCGTGCTCACCTACCAGCCGATCGGGGATGGGCTCGCCCCCCGTGCGCGCAGGTTCGGCAAGCTCCATGGCCGCCGCGCGCTCGCTCTCGGTGGGCGGTTCCGAGCTCGGCGTCTCTGCCCAGTGATCAAACCAGCCCAGCACCGTCTCGCGGTCGTGCGGGCGCGCTGGCGGGTGCTGGTACACGCGCCCCGCGCCATCGACGAACGGCTGATCGAGCTCGCGCACCTGGCCATGCACCGCGATCGAGTCCGCTGCTGTGCGCGCGTCAAAGGTGGCCACGATCTTCTTTTTGACGGGCTCGCCCTCCTTTTTCAACGCGTGCAGCCCTTCCATGGCTGCGCCGTTGTACGCATACGCGACCTCGGTTCGCACGATGCGCTCGGCCCAGTACTTGCGCTCAACAAAGAGCCCCTGCTTGAAGCGGCCCTCGCGGATGCGCTGCACCACGCCCGGCGCCACTTCCTTCGCCACCAGGCTTACGCGCAGGCCCTTTGGCCCGCCGTGCGCCACCAGGCTCGCCACCATCTGATCCACCGTCGCGCCGCTCGTGAGCCCGACCTGAATGATCCGCGAGAACTGTTGAGCCATGCGCTGGCCGTACCGATCGAAGCTCGTAGCGACCCGCGTGGTCAGCGCCGCCTGAGGCCCGCGCCGCACATGGCTCTGCTGCATGGCCGCCAAGATGGACGGCGAGAGCGCAACGCCGCGGTAGGTCTGTTCGAGCTTGTCGAGCGTCTTGGCGCCGTCCCGTACGGCCTTGCCGATCGCGCGCTTGCCCGTGCGGGTGGTGATGCCGCCTGCCTTCTGCTTCACCGCTTCGATCGTGACGCCGATCTGTGTCTGATAGGCCTGCGCCTGCGCCATCGAAAAGGTTTTGCCCTTGTCGTTGCGCGCCAGGTACGCCAGGCGCACCGCCAGCTTCTTGTCAGCCTCATTGAGCACCGAGTGAAGGTCGCGCCTGGCGCCGCGCCCGTCGCCATCTTCGAGCGCCACGATGTGATCGGCCTGAACGATAGCCGCTTTGATGATCTTCTCAGCATCAAGCAGCATCGCGCTCGAGCGCTTCTTGGGCGCCATGCGCGCTTACTCGTCGCCGTCTTTGTCGTCGCCGCCGGCGCCCTCGATGCCCACCTGGGTTTTGAGCGCCTCGGCCGTGCGCTCTGCATCCTTGTCGGCGTCTGCTTCGATCTCTTGCAACTCGAGATCGGTGTCGACCACGCCGAAGAGGTGCCCCACGTAATCGACGCCGCTCTTTTGGCTGAGCAGCGGCTTTCCGCCCGTGGCCGCTTGCGCGATCGACACCGTGTCTTTCACGTCCTGGCTTGTGGGCTGGAAGTACGGGGGCCACTTGAGCGTGACCGACTCGACCTCGCCCGGGTCGAGATCCGGGGTCAGCGTCTCTTTGTGCTCCATGACGACGGCGCCCATGTCGTTCATGATCTGCAGCGCCGGCTTCGCACGCACCTTGCGCGCGACCTTGAGCACATCCTCAAGGATGCGCGTCAACGTGCTGCCGTATTGCGGGCGCAGCCGATTGCAGCGGGCGATCATGGGCGCGTATTGAAGCCGCTTGGCGGCCGCGCTCTGCGCCATCCCGCTCTTGGCCTCTTCGTCACGCGGGCGCACCACCTGGCACTCTTCGAGGATCGACACGCGTAGCTCGCTCATGAGCTCGAGCGCGGCCTTCACGCTGCCGCCCGCGAGCTCTAGGAACTCGGCGCCGCCCGGCGAGTGGATCACCGCGCCCGACCCCTTCGTCACCGGCTGCTCGTCGTCTTCGCTCTTGATCACCAGCGTGGGGTCGACGTTGAAGGTGGTCCCTTTGGTCGTCGCGCTCAGCAGGCGGTTGTATTCGTCGAACTTGTCTTCTAGGCCCTCGTAGTCGCCGTCGCCGTCTTCCTCTTCGGAGTTGGGCAAGTTCTGCGTCCAGTAAAACGGGCAGAAGCCAAAGCCGTGATCGCCGACGAACGAGGGCGCGATCTTGTCCATCCAGTCGGGTTGCTCAGCGAGCTCGGCCGGCACGGCTTCCCACGTGATGTCGACCGACATATCCCAATAGCGGACATACCAGAAGTCTTTGACCTTCCGCTCACCGCCTTCGAACACGGGCTTCTTGAACAGGTAGGCCTTGAGCACGCGCGCGGGCAGCAGCTTCTGCCGGTTCGCCCACTCGAGCACCGTGCAGTGCTTGGCGTTGTGGACGTCCACCGCAAAGGCGTTCGCGATCACGCCCAGGCTCAGGCAGGCGGTGCCATGCTGGCCCCCGTTGTCGCGCGCCTCGCCCATCTTCTGCGGCAACAGCATGAGCTTTGACCACTCACGCAGCGCCTTCTGCGCCGCGTCGTCGCCATCGACGTTGATCTCGGGGAAGGCGTCGCCGTCGACCGACATCTCGGTCAGGCTCGCCGTCACCAGGCGCGCGAAGCGCTTGCGCGTGCTCGGCCGCCGGCGGTCGAGCGACACGTAAAAGCCAGGCGCCATCGGCAACGGCTCAAGGCCGCCCATGCCGCGCGGCGAGCCGTTCCAGTCGTAGCGCTTGCCATCGTCCTGCGTGCCCCTGAAGTATTGCTCGAGCCGGTCCATGTAAAAGAACCGGTCGTTCTCGCAAAGCTTGCGCAGCGGCACGCGTGGCAGGAGCATCAGGGCCACTGACGCCATCGTGGAAGCCGGCGCGGGTGGCACGGTCGGAACGAGCGCTACGGACACGTCTTACCCCCTGCGCGTGGATTCTTTGGCGTCTCGTAGGTCTTCGGCCTGCATGGGTCGATCGCTGAGCATTTCGCCTTCACCGCCCCCTTGAAGGGCGAGCTTGCGCTGGGCTTGGGCGGCGACCTTTTCCTCGGCCTCGACCTTCGTCAGCCGGGCGTCGATGTCGGCTTCGCCCTTCAGCCGCCTTTGCCAGTCGATGCGGATCGTACGCAGCTCGACGGTGGCCTTTTCGGCGTCGCCGTGGAAGTGCTCGAACAGCACGCGTCCGAAGCGCACGGCCTCGACACCGACCTTCGCCCAGAACTCAAGCCATTCTGTGCCCATCATGATCCTGGCCCTTTCGGTGAGAGGCCCTGCCAAGTGACCTTGAGCTGCGCGAGCAATCGATCGAGCTCGCCGCTGTTGCCGGCACTATATGCGGCCTTGGCCAGTTCGTGCACGCGCACGACTTCAGTGAATTGCGCGTCGACCCGATCGCACTGCGCTCGGATGCCTGTCACCTGCGCTCGAGCGTCGGCGGCCGTGAGATCGTGGGCCTCGGCCTGCTTCGTGACCGCGTCTTGCTTGAGCAAGCACAGGTCGGTCGCGAGATCGTGTGCGGGCGGGATGCTGTCCGCGTAGAAGTCGAGCGCGGCATGGCTTAGGTCGAGTGCGCTCTTCGCGTCTTTGTTGATGGCAGCGCAGCCCTGGACGGCTTCGTACCCTGTGGCGACGACTCCCGCCCAGAGCCACAGGGAAATTGCAATTACGACGCGCATGGTCTGGCCCCCTTGGATTTGGGCCAGTGTGGCGCAGTCAGCGCGGCTTAGGCAACGCGGCTATTAGGCGTCGAGGGGGCAGCAGTAGCCAGCTTCCTGGCAGATCGCAGGCCACCATTCGGCCTCAGTGCCGCAAAACAGGTCCTGGAAGTACACTTGGCAGATCATCGGTGCGTCTTCGATGCTCACCGCCTCGGCATAGGTGAAGGTCTGCACCTCTACGCCATCGATCGTGGCGTACTGACCGAGATACATGCCGTAGCCGTCGTTCCAGGCCGTGGCGTTGAGTCCATCGGACTGGGTGCAGTCCACTTCTTCGCTGATGTAGTAGGGGTCGCTGAAGACCTGCCGCGCGGCGTACGGGGCCGAGTAGGAGGCCGGGGTAAGGCCCGCCCAGCCATGCGCGAGGGATTGTGCCGAAAAGAGCTTGGTGGCGGCTGCGCGGCGCGCGAGCAGCTCATCATGGGTGCCCGTGAACACTTCCCAGTTGACGTCGGGAAGCGTGAGGGTCCGGTCTTGTGCGCTGGCCTGCACACACAGCGCGAGAGTGACGGTGAATACAAACAGATTTGCGAGCTTTCTCATAGGTTTGGCGACTCCTTTTTCGCCTTGCCATGGTTACGCTCGCTGCCCGCGATCTCTTGATAGCGCGGGTGGGTTATTTTGCAGCGCCGAAGCCCGCTACCCGCGCGAGATCATCCTGGGCGAGCTTGGCTTTGATGCGCTGGATACCGGCCTTCACGCGCACGGCGCCCCTCAGCTTTCCCACCACGTCTAGGAGGTTGTCGCGCGTGACCATGTCCAGCTTGGAGGGGTCGTCCACGTCGGCGGCCGCGAGCAGGAGCTGGCGCTTGAGCTTCGTGGGGTCTTGCGGATCTGGCAGATCGGCGGTGAGCCGAGCCCGCAAAAAGGCGTCGTCGAGCACGCGCATTACGCCGGCGGGCAGCTTGTCGTAGTCCTTCTCGCTATCGACCTGCACGAGGTCGCGCAGCTTGGGAAAGGCCACGCCACGCACGTTGCCTTTGGCGGCCTTTGCGAGCGTCTGCGCGATGATCGGGATGTCGCCCGGCAGCTTGAGCACGCTTGAGCCGTCGTCGCCATCGATCACGGGCCAATGCTGGCTTGGCATGACGAAAAGCGTACCCGGGTCATAACGCGGGTCTCCTGTTACCTCGACGCCGTCTCTGTAGACGCGCTGGCGGAGCGGCGTCGCGTCGCCTGCCGCGTTGCGCAAACCAGCTTCCTGATCGAGCACGACTTGGAGCAGGAGAAGCGTAGCGGATGCAGCTTGATGGTAGAGGTCAGGCATGGGTGGTGACTCCTTCAGGGTGTGATGCCGGTGTCTGCCAGGATCCAGGTTTGCTGCGCCGCGCGCTCTGCGGGACCGAGGTAGTCACCCAGGACAAGCGCCCTGTACCTGAACGCGGCCAGGTTTGCACCGTTTGACTGGCCGCCTAGGGAAAGGGTGTTGGCCGGCGCTGCGCCGCTGGGCGCTGTCGTGCTGGTGATGCTCACCGCAAGCGCGCTCTTGATGTACACGGCAGCCCCGGGCGAGATCCCGAGCCTGTACGACACCAGGTAGTAGGTGGCGACGTTCTGCACCTGAGCGACGCCGATACTGACGAACGCGCCCGCGGCATTGGAGACGTACAGACCCACGTTTCCCGCGCCGGCAACGTCGAATGCCAGGCCCACGCCAATCGTGGCCCCCACCGTGCGCGTGCAGACGGGCCTGCCGCCGGCCGCGGTGTTCGTCGGCGTGCACACCAGCAGGATCGAGCCGCCGTTTCCATCGTGCTCGAAGGTGTAGTAAGCGGCCGGCTTGTTGCTGACGTAGTATTCCGCGCCGGTGAAGGTTGCGCAGAGCTTGCCGCCGAAGTCCGCGTGCGCCGCCGGCACCACCACTTGGTTCGAGTTGGAGGCCTGCACGAGCTGGTGCGCCGCGTCGTTGTAGTCGATCCACGCGCTCACCTTCCCCGTGATGCCGTCCACCGCGTAGTAGTCCGCCACGAACACCGGACGGTTGAGCGCGACCGTGAGCACGTCGCCGAATGGGGTGATCGGGTTTCGGTCGAAGTTCATGGCGCGATCCCTGTGTCCTGCTGGATGTAGCTATATACTGCCGCGTCCTCTTGAGCCCCGAGATCAGGTGTCACGATCAGGAGATGGCGCACACGCGCTTTCAGTGGCAGCGAATCGTTTGAACTGCGCGCGCCAAAGCTCAGCGAAGAAGAGGTGTTGATGTTGTTATTTAGAAGTGCGCCAGTCTCGGCCGCGATTCCGTTCTTTTTCATATAGCGCCGCGGGTCATATGCCGAGACTGCTACCACCACGCTGCCCGCGACATTGGTGGTGAACGCGGTTGAGACGCCAAGAAACGCTGACCCTCCCGAGCGAAAGAGAGCCCAGCGAACCACGTTCGTCGCCGATAGCTCATTTGTTGCGCCGCCGGAACCGGTGTTGTCGGTCTCCCAGATCAGCTGGGCCGCGCCCGCGGCGGTGACTGTCAGCGTTGAGTAGGCGCGACTCGGCCCGTTCACAAGATAGTTCCAAGACACCGCTGTGCGATTCGACTGATACCAGCGCGCAGCCGTGGCGCCGTCGAACGTTGCGCAGAGCTTGCCGCCGAAGTCCGCGTGCGCCGCCGGCACCGCCACCTGCCTGGCATTCAAGGTCTGCGCGAGCTGGTGCGTGACGTCGTTGTAGTCGATCCACGCGCTCACCTTCCCCGTGATGCCGTCCACCGCGTAGTAGTCCGCCACGAACACCGGCTGCTGCTGCGCCATCGCGCAGATATTGCCGAAGATCGTGGCAGGCACGCGTGCGGGGATCGTCATGGCGTGATCCCCGTGACTTGCTGGATCCATGTCGCGACGTTCCCGGCCCGGGTGTCGAGGGGCGGACTCAACATGAAGGAGTGCCAATCACCGATAAAGGCATTTGCGCCACCGGGAAGCTTTCCCAACACGAAGGTACTTGGTGGGTTTGCAATCGATGGGCTCGAAAGCGTGCCTGAAAACTTCAGCGTGCTCTTATGAAAAAACTTCGTCGTAAGAGTGCCCGCGAGCACCGTGGCTCGAATCCATGTGGGAGTGCCTAGCGCTGCAATCGCTTGGTCCCCCACGCCGATGGCTGAGCCAGACGCGTTGTTGACGTTCATCGAAGCTGTTGCACCGGTTGTCGTGAGAAGCAGCGACTGATAGTTGGTAGTCCCAGTTTGCGTGCCTGCCAAAACCGAAGCGCCACCCGCGATCCCCGTGGCCCTGAAGCACAAAAATTCATCCATCCCGCTTCCAGAATGGAGATACACCCAATCACGAACCGGCCGGTTGCTCGTGTAGAACATCGTGGCCGCGAACGTCGCTACGATCGCGTTGTTGAAGAGCGCGCTCGCCACGGGGACGGGCACCTGATTGGCGCTGACCGTCTGCGACAGCACATGACCCGTGTCGCTCCAATCGATGAAGCTCGCGACTTTGCCGCTCACTCCGTCGACAGAATAGTAGCTAGCCGTGAATAGCGGCCGACCTTCCGCGAGGCAGCGGATATAGGAGAACAGCGGATCGAGCCGCGCTACCGCTACGCGCGGCATCTTACTTGTACAGCACCGAGTCGAGCTTCAGCGAAGCCTGAGCGCCGATCGTGAGCGTGAACTCCGTGGTGATGCCGAGCGCGAACACAAGCCCCGACGCGAAATAGACGCCGTTCCTGAAGTCTTTGCTGAAAGGCACGTCTACCTGAACCGCGGGCATGATGAGCTTTGTGCTCCACACGATCGTCACCGCGCCGTTGGCCGGCAGCGAAGCCGCGTCCATCGCCAACAGCCAGTAGTTGGCCGCGGCCGCGCTGATGTCCATGCGCCCCGAGACACTGAAGAGCACGCCTGGCGAGGCCTTCACCACAGCGTTCGTGGCCAGCGCCGCGCTCACAAACTTCGACATGGCGAAGGTCGGGCTGACGACCGGCAACATCTGAACCTGGGTAACGTTCAGGACGTTGTTTTCGGACTGCGCGGCGAACTGTTCGGCGCTCTTGTCGTTGCCGCTGACGTCGACCTGAGGCAGCAGCAGCTGCGTATCGGTCATGACCGGGGGCGTCACCCGGTACTGGCGCATAGCTAGGACGTTGGCGTTGTCGGCGAACGTCGCGAGCGCGGCCGCACCTGCCTGGCCGCGCGCGCCCGGCAGCACCACCGGAAGCGAGGCTGCCGGCGTCTGCGGGCCGAGCGGCGCCGTGATCCCCGTGACCACCACATTGGCCGCTGGGCCGCCGCTTGCCCCGGGCGAGCTCGAGCTGGGCACCGCGTTTGCGAAGAGTCGACGCGCAGCGGTGGCGAGGTTGTTCGTCACCACGCGTGGGTAGATCAGGCCAGGCGCCGGCAGGTCCACGACCTTGAGCGTGCCGCCGACGATCACGATCCCGCTCGCGATCAGATAGAAGCGCTCCTTCGGCAGCACCGCGAGCGGGTCCTGGCCTGGGGTTACGTGCTCTTCGCGCACCGCCCAGAGGTCGATCGTGATGTTCTGCGCGGCGGCGGCTTCGAGCGCGAAGCACACGCGCGAGTTGGTGACGTCGCTCTGCGGGGAGCGCACCCGGGTGCTGATGAGCAGCGTGGTCCCGATGTCGGTGGACACGGGGTCCGGGTCCACGGTCGCTAGGTCGATTCGTCGGGAGGCTTCAGGCTGCATCAGTGCCCCTTTCCGGGCGGAGTATGGCAGCGGGCCCCCGCGCACCGCCATAGCCGAGTGCTAGGCGTCGTGCTGGCCGGCGAGGTCTCGCAGGTTCTCGATGAACAGCGAGAGCGCGTAAAGGGCGTGCTCGGCGCGCAGGATCTGCACGGGCAGCGGCGTCATTTCGAGCGGATTGCCCACCAGGATATGGGCTTCCTGCTTCGTTTCGTCGAGCGCGATCAGCACCGTGAGCAGGCTCGAGTCGACGCGGGCGAGCGAATCACCCAGGGCCTTGTAGATCTCCTGCCGTCG